CTTTTACCTCAGCAACATACAGTTCTCCATCTCTGCCTGAATAAAAACCCACGACCTTAAATTAAAACATTGAGTCTATTCTACGGTGAATCTAGGCAAGCAACAAAACTACAACTAACATTACTCTTTCCTTTAAAACTACTTGTGACACTTGGAGGGCCAGAATATCTCCATTTAAGACTTGATCCAGACTCTTTCAAATAAGCCAAAAGGCTAGTGTCAGTAACACCTGAAGTAGCATAACCACGATCAAAAGTAACGTAATCCCAATCAGAATTTACATCTTCATAGTTAGCTAAGATCAAAGCAGCATCGGCATCAGAAATATTAGAAAAACCTAATTGCAATGTGGCATTTACTCGTTTATTACCAAAACGTAAATGTGTTTTTGTACCATCCAACGATTCAAACGTCGTACTTGGATATGTTCCAGGGTTGTAACTTCTGGAAGTTGGCTTAACGGTAGGAAATGGTTGTGCTGTCGTCATTGATCGTCAGTAATATTGAAATTTGTAATGTCTCCATTTAAGCCCCAATATTGCATAACGGAAAGTTGTCCATTGGTTTCAGTAGGAGCATAGCTACCAGCCACTTCAATTAATCCATCCTCACCATAAGAAATACTTTCACATTTATAAACCTTATTTTCTGTTGTTGTATTTTTAACAGTAAATAAAACACCGTTAGGAGCTTGAGAAAGTGTTGATGATTTAACTCCTACAGTCCCAGGTTCCCAATACAAAACATCTTCCGATCCAGCAACATCATCTTTACTTACGATTGTTCCATCTTCTAGCTTTGCACCATTTCTAAATCTACTGGTATGGCTGACTTCTGAAACTAATCTAAAATATTCACCAGGGCCAAGGAATTGAATATATTGAGGAGCTGTCTTAAAAGTTAGACCATGATCAACTAAACGTCTTGATCTAATCGCGAAGAAAGCAAAATACTCTGCTTGTTGTCTTGAAGTACAAAAACCAGATAAGTCAAAAGTTTCAATAGGATCAGTTGATCCACCAGCAATTTTTTCTTCAATTAAAAGAGATTTTGTTTCTGGAAAACCGTTTGGATTTTCGCCACGATAAAGAACAGCAGCTCTAAATGTTTGTCTTTCTTCTGGGCTTAAAAATGAAACTTGTAAATCATTAATATTTCCATCAGTAAATAAACATTTTATTTCAGGTAAAACTGTTTTATCAATTCTATTGCTTGAGTTGACAGGGACAGAAGGCTTTAGACTAAATTTACCTCCAATAATTGTAAAATCTAGTAAACAATAACCAGCGTGTTCAAAGATAAAATCTCTTAAATTTAATTTACTGCTAATTGTTCCGTCCCAATAAAAATCATTTTTAGAACAAAATTCAGCAGCGTCAGTCATTGCATCTTTATCTACAGACGAAACTCCTACTAATTTTCCTGCTCCTATTTCTGTACTAGTTAACAACGCATAGGCAATCTCAGGAAATAAATTAGTTGCTCCTCTTGCTTGATGTGGCCCCATTCCAAAATGTAATTTTTCTACTTCTATTCCTTTTTTAAAGTAAGCAGAAAACTGACTAAAGTTTGTCCACTCTTTTGAACTGTTAATTCTTATACCAGCAAAAGCTAAATCACCATATTCCGCAGGTTGTTCTTGATCGCTTTGGTCTACTGGTGGTTTTAATATTTCGTTGACATAAACAATTTCATGCTCTGGTTCATTACGATTACTATTTTCATCTCCTTCATATACGTTCCAATCAACTAAAGCATCAAAAGGATTAAAGTTTTGTGCTGCTCTTGTTGTTATTTGTCTAGCACTAACTAATAAAGTTACATTGATTGTTCTTGCAGCTCCGTTATGGTCGTTCCAAGGGATAACTACTTGATCTCCATTGTTGTAGCCAGTTCCTAAGTTATTAGGATCTAACGACCATGTTGCTTTGTATTCATATACAGCAGGAAACCCCGCATTAAATTGATTTATATTTACTTTTTGAATTGTTAAATCAACTTTTAACCCAGTGCCACTACCTCCAGTAACAGAAACAGATCCATTGAAATGATCATATCTTGTTGCGTAATCTTGCTTGCATTGCCATGTCTGTTCTATTACATGGAATTTATGATTGTTACTTTCTGGATTGCCATAAGTAGAGGGGTTAGCAACAACAAATCTTCTTTCAGGGCTTGGCTGCCAGAACCAAACTTGTGACCATGAATCTTTATCGTTAGGGAAAGCACTAAGTACCCAATCGCTTCTTACTCCGTCATATAATTGCCATTGATGTGCAGGTAAACCTTTTGCAACTTGTCCAGCAGACCAAGCAGGAGCAGTTATCTCATTCCATAAAACAATTGCATGAGATCCACCTGTGATAACTCTATTTGTATCCCATTTGCAACTTGTAACTGACCCATTAAAATCTGGGCTTGAAATCCATTGTGTTTGTCCGTTAAGTCTTACACTTGTTACCGTTCCACTTGTGCTAACAGAAGACGCTCCTAATTGCCATTCAGGATTACAAGCTTCATCTTGATCAATCGTATAACCTTCATTACCTGAAAAAGCTATATCAAAATCTCCAAAAGAAGTTTTTACATTAAAATGAGAAACTTGTGCATTACCACCTCCATCAGTTGCTAATAAATTAAATCTTTTCCCCCATAATTCTTTTCTTGTTATGTAATTACCAGGAAAAGGTTTAAATCTATACTCATATTGATTACGAGGATGTGAAATAGTTATAGCGTTATATTGAGCTTCTGGAGTGCTACCTTTAACTGCAAATAAACCACTATGGTTTTGAATATTTGTACCAACATTATCACCATCATTAATTAAATCTGTCCAACTAGAATCTCCTATTTCTCTTACTTGCAACATAAATAATGAAATTCTTTTTGCATAACCATCAACTTGTCCTAATTGTATTTGTGTTCTATCGTTAAATGCTTGTTTTAATGCTTCTTCATCTGGTTGACTATTAATATTTGCAAATCGAATACGTTTAAAGACAGTTGATTTAATTCCTATTTCCGTAACATCACATTTTCTATTATTAGAAACAGTTGCTAATGCAATTCGTTGAGCTGTATAAATATCGTGAGCATAATATAAATCATTTGTTCCTCTGGAATAATTAAGCTCAGTACCACTAATTATTTGTTGCCAAAATATTGCAGATAAATCACTTAAACTATATCTTGCATCTTTATCTTGACCAGAGCCAGCAGGATCAAACCATTCTGGATTTTGACAATGCGTAGATAAATCTGCTCCATTAACAGGAATATCTACTTCGCCAGGTTCAATAACTTTAAAATCATATTCTTTTGTTTGTTCAATAGACCAAGGAACAGGTTTGTTATTATTTGATGTGCAAATAACAAGTGCCGTTCCAATTAAATATTGCTCTCCAACTGTTATTAAAGAATCTGTATTTCCCCTTATTGATGTTGTCAAATTATCAACATCTTCTACTCCATGAGGTCTGTAGTTAAAAGCATCTGCGTTACCAGCTCCAGTGACTACTTGATAACCTGGAGTGTTCCTATCTGCGTCATACACTCTTTGTAAGGCATTAGTTTCTCCGCTATCCATTCCTACTATTTGATATTGAATTATGTCATCCTTAACAACAGAATAAAGTCCTTTTGATGTTGTATTATTTATCTTTAAAATTCCAGCTCTAGTAGGCCATCTAGCAAATTCAACTTTTTTTCTCTTTCTCATCATGTCCTTAATTGATTCTTTAGAAGAACCTCTAGGATCACGAATTAATTCATAAGGCAATCTGCAAATTTGAGCATTAGGAACAGGAGAATAAACACCAAAAGCTGTCTGTGTTGTAGGGTTTCTTGTTCCACTAAATGCTTTGCTGGTTGATGTTGGAACGTGTGTGCCAGCTTTATTTGGGACACCAACAATAAACGGATCGTTTCCACCTGAAAGAACTAATTCAGATTCAGAATATTTATCTGATTCAATAATTCTGTTATCTGTTGAAGCACTTC